GAAGCACCTTGCCGCGAAGCTCGAAATATATTTCCGCCGGCTCCGGCATTGACAGTGAACCCCGTGTTGCTGTCTTGAGAACCGGGCGAGGGGACTGTGACGGTAACGCCTTCGGCACCATCGGCAGTCGAAATGTTTAGGTAATCAGTCCCATCCGTCGATTCGATATCCAGAGCTACCGACTGATTGTCTGGGATGACATCAGTCGTCGCACTGATTAGCTCGCCATAGGTTATAATTTTTGCATCAGCCATGACTTACCTCACTTCGCTGTTGTTGCTTTGATGTGGAGGTCTCCGGCCATGTCGCCAGTGCCGTCGTCATCGTAGGTGCATCGAACGTGTGAAAGCTTCATATCGAAGTTCACGATGGTCAGCGTGTCTTGAGTGAGATCAATGGTCTGAATATCGCAACCAGCAGTATCACCCGAACCGGAGCCAGCGAGTTCTACACCATTGCTGTCGGTAAAGACTGACTTTAGCTTAATCCGAAGAGTGGTTCCGGTCGCATAAAACTCCCAGGTCTGTCGAGTGTGGTTGCTGACTTTTAAGTCAAAAGCCTTTGTCTCGGTCGTTCCTGTTGGGGAGTATTTCTTGGTAATAGTCTGCACTGTCTTCCTCCTAGCGGGCCTCGTGGCCGGGACATATCTTCATCCCAAGTGGATAGTTCTATTCTAGCGGTGCATTGCTCAGTTAGGCAAGTATCTGCTCAACTGGGGACTCCATTGCCGTGATCATTTGCTCTGTCTCGTTCTTCATCATTCTTGGAGCTGCTGATTGTGGGGCCCCACCCTTCTTCTTGCCCTCTTCTTCTCGATAGTTTTGGAGCAATCTCTCAGCTACGCTTGGATTCAGGAACTGACCCTCGAGCAAGATGTTGAGCATCATCCTTTGTTGCTGGGACATCTCCCCGAACTTTGGATTATTGATTGTCTCAAGGGCTTTCTGGGCTACCTCATTATATATAAATGGCCAGCTCTCCTTGAAGGTCTTGACCATCTCCTCTGTCAGTGTTCCCGACATCATTGCCCCAAAGACAGAGTCGAGTGGATTGTTTAACATCTGAAGAGCTGTGCCCCATTTACGGAGCTCAATAGTTGTTGGCGGGATCATGGGACTAAAGGCCCCGGCACGAGTTCCCTTCGGCATAATCCGGTAGGCCTTCTGGACCCTCTGCCGCATTGAAGACTTAATGGCCTCCCTGATATCTGGAGCGCTCTCAAATACTTCCGTAGCCTTTTCTAGGAAATGGTCCATGATGGCCGGATTCATTACCAGCTTCGTCAGAGACTCTCTCGTCTCAACGTACTGCTCTCTTGTAAGCTGCCCAGAGAAAGACTTGGTTGCCCTGTCGGTCCAGTACTTCTGATTTTTCTTCCCCGACTTCCGGCCCTCCATCTCTTGCTGGGTTTCTCGGATATCCTTGGTCACAACGCCTGGACTCACCAGGAGCATCTGACGAGCTTTCTTTTCCCACCCCTTAGTCTCGGCCATTCTCGTGAGAGCGCCCTCTCTCCAGGCCTTTATGGACTCATCAAGGTACTTATCTGTTCCCTTCTTGAACGATGAGAGCAGGTGGAGGAAGTTAACCAGTCTCTTTGGGTCTTGAGCCATGGTGGCTGCCCCGATTGACATACCCGCTGCGGCTGATGCCATCGGGCTTCCGGTCATCGCGTAGGCTACGAAGCTAGCAATACCGCCCCGACCAAGCTCGGTTGCCACCTGGGACAGGTTGGCATTTTGGGCATTGGCCGCCATGAACATTTTGGCCAATGGGTAGTCTTTTCTTAGCTTATCGATGAGGTTGGTGAGGCTGCCAGAATCGTCTTTCATCCTGGCGATGACATTCTCGAGATACCAAGCCCACAGCTGCTTGCCATCCTTGATGGTATTCGGAACTTCAGAGGGGAAGCCCAGCTTAGCCCATCGCTTTCTGAATCGATTCAGTTCGTCAGCATCGAGATTCCCGAGCTCCATCAGGTCTACTGGGTCAAAGTACTTGTTGATGTTACTGAGTAGCTCTATGCCCTTTTGGACGTAGCCACGAAGCCTATTGGTGTCGACCTCAACGTTATGCTTGTTGAGTCCACGAATGTAATTCATTATCTTCTCTGGCTTTGCGACCAGCATCCCGCCCTCTGTGTCAGTGAACACGCGGATAATCTCTTCTCGGTAATCCTTGTACTCTGCTGCAAGGTCATCGAAGTGCTCCTTCGCTGCGCCCTGACCAAGCCATAGGTCCGTATCCCTGAGCCTGCCTCTTATGGTGTCGATAACATCTGTCTGGACTCGTGCGGCTACCTCTGGATTTTTCAGGACTCCATACTTTGTGGCCTGATGTAGGTCTGTCGAGAGATCTTCGAGAACCTTATATAAGTCGGCAGTTATGGCTGAGCTCTTCATTGGGTCATCAAGGACTTCCCTCAACACATGATCTGTCCATGCGAGGATATCAACGATTCTCTCAGGGTCAGAAGCGGTTTTATCGATCTCACCAATCCTCATAGGCTGGTCCATCATACCCGGCGCAGTGAGCGGTTTTCCCGGACGGGCTGCCCCAGAGGGGCCATTGATCGACCAATACCCACCAATCTCTGCGGCATTTAGTTCGCTAGGGGGGTCTTTAAAATCGTTTAGTATTCGATTGAGACCATTCATATTATCCAGATCATCCAGCGCACCGTAGTGAGCAGTGCCCTTTCCAACAGCTAGATCTACGCTACCCTGAAGGGCCTCCCACATTTCCCTGAGATGTCTAAGCTCAGAGTTAACATCTGGCCCGGCGTGCTCTTTACTAAGAAGCTCCGTATACCTGTGCCATACCTGTCGGTAGTCCTCGGTGCTTTGGCCCTTAATTCTAATTCCGAGCATATCGGCAAACTCGAGTATTGGCTCCACGTCTCCGGTATCAGCAGCAAACTGAATAGCTGCTTCAAACTCCTCTTCATTGAACTTGTAAACAGGGACAGGAGTATCGGCGACTACCGCCTTATCTATGAGATCTAGATTGACCTTCCCCTGCTTTCCTCTGCCTCTGTCATACACCACGCCCATTTCTTCGAGCTTGGCCATAGCCTCCTTGGCTTCCTTGGGTGTCATTCCAAGGACTTCCTTAAAGGCCCTCAGCGTGGGGACGCCTCCGTCCAAGAGGTAGTCGGTAACAGTGAACTCTTGCTTTAACTCGTCGGAGACTGGGGTAACTGGTTCAGCTGGCTTGACTGGTTCAGCAGGGGCAACTGGCTCAGGCTCTAATTCTCTACGCGCCTTTTCAGCCTTATAGTCCCTGTATTCTTTGACCTGCTTCCTGAAGGTGTCTTCCTTATAATCCTCGATCCACCTGTTGAACTTTGACTCAATGTTTCCAGTAACAGTGAATATTGGCGGAAGTTCCTTCCCCGTCTTGCTTTCTCTGCGAGAGACCTTAAGGAAGATCTTCCCCTCCTCGGCATGCATTCCGTAGAGCTCGCCCGTAAGCTTGCCAATTGCCATCTGCACTTCCTGGCCGACAGGGCCCCCACTCGTAGTGCTGATGAAGTGCAAAAGCTCGTCTTCACTAAGCACATCGCCCTCGGACCACTCCTTTACAATCCTTTCCATGAGGGGCTTCTCGGCTTCAACCTGCATCGCAAGACCGATGGTATTTATGTGGGGCTTGTAAACCTCTACAAGTGGTTCCCGTGTCGGTGGCGGCATAGCTGCCTCGGGCCACTGGCTTACCACGAGTGGCTTCTTCGGCGGGGCCATGCCCAGCTTCACCGCGGCATCCCTGAAGAGCTTCCTAAACTCTCTGCCTACCTTGCCGAACTTATCTGCCCGTTGTTTCCAGATAGCCTCCCAGCCTCGTATAAACCTTTTTTCTGCTGGCGTTACTGCTGGGGCGGAGGTTGAGGAAATCTTTCCACTCTTAACTGCGTTTCTGAGAAACTCATCATAGGTCTCTTCGGAGAACATTCTCTTGAGAAACTTGGCCTCAATATCCATCACCTTCTTAACCATCTTGGTTATCTGGTGTTGGCTGTTAACTCCTGCATTTCTTGGATCAGAAGCAATGGATAGAAGCGTTGATTTTACTAGGTCGAATGATTCAACTGCATGCGCAAAGAGTTGGTGTGTCCCAGGAAGCTCGTAAACTTTCTTCCGGGCCTCTGCCGATACAGGCACCTCGCCCTTCTTCCCTGGGTCGAAAAGATCAGCCGCCACCTCCTCTTTTTTAGTAACGGGGTTGCCGAGCTTGTCATAGATTGGGCCCGCTTTTTTGGGCTTCATCTTTTTTGTAAGGGTCAGATCGTAGTTTGGTTCTTCAATGCGCTTGAGGATTGTCGATCTTGCATGCCCTTTTGTATCAGCCATCTGAATGAGGTCTTCAATGAGAAGGGCCGCCTCGATGTGTTCCGCTGTGGTGCCGACGTATTCTCTGAGATTGGTAATGAGCCCAATCATTTCCTTTCGAGCCTTGTCCCCTACATCGCCTGGGGTTGTCAGCTCTTTTAGTGCGGCTAGCTGTTCGTCCGTATACTCGTCAGTCTGCTTGGCGAGCGCCAAGAGATACGCTTGGGTTTTCCTTAAAACAACTTCCTCTGTCTTGCCTACGCCTTTCATGCCCAGCTTGCCTGTTTCGAGCATGGCTCTCTTGGCGCCGGTTATGACAGGAATGACGCTACCAACAGCACCACCAAACGCAGCCCCAATCAGCGCATTCGTCTGGATATGATTAAGGATAGACTCGGCCATCTCCTCCGGAGGGCCAAGCATCGACTCACTAACACCTTCGCCGGCTCCATAAATGCCACCCTCAACAAGACCGCGGACAGTTGCATCTGCAATCCTGCCAGCCGCTGGTCCCATCATTCGGGCTATCTTCGAGTTGTGTAGCCCGGTCGGGACAGCTTTGCCTGCGAGATGAGTAATGCCTCGGAGAGCATTTTGGCCTGCCCAGTTCCCAGCAATATCGGAAGCGGTGACGAGGTTGAACGGGCTAACCGTGACGCCCTTTGCCGTATAGTATCCGGCCTTTGCCATCTGCTTCGCTGCTTCGCCAAGAGCAAAGTTGCCAGCACTTTTTGACGCCTGTCTTGCAGCTAGCTTGGCAGTTCCAAGTGCGGCTCCACCTGCAGCTCGAGCAGCCCCAAAGGTTCCACCGGAACCAAGGATGGCGGCAGCTGTTACAGGGAGTCCTGCGGCATTCCAGATGAATGGGTTTTGGGCCTGGACTTCCTCTCTCTGCCCCTCAGGAGTGAGTCCCATAGCCTCAAGTGCTACGCCACCAGCACCTGCAAACATCCAGTCATCAACGCCGTATGGAACAGCACTGATAGATCCAAGCATGCTCCCGGCAAACTCTTCGTTGTCCCTGATTCGCTGAAGATCACCGGGGTTAATATAGCTGCCACCCTCCTGAATAATCGCAGCCGCTCTGCCTGGGAAGGCAGGCATGACCTGACCAGATGCCCCTCTTACATGGACAGTCGTTTCTGGTCCGCCAAGAAAGGTGTAGCCGCCACCGCGAACAAGGTCATTAACCTTGCTGTCGGCAACTTCCTCCTCTTTTCTTGATGACGTATTCAGGAGAAGCATTTTTACTAACCTCTATATTTCTGAGGCGGGAGTGATCTTGATACGATCGGTTGACCTTCGATTAGGCCCGGTCCCCGAGGAAGTGGTCTTGGCTTTGGAAGTGTTTTTAGTGGAATCTCTAGGACGGGAGGAGCCTCTTCCACGTAGGGTTCGCCTAGAACTTTATCCAGGAATGCATCCATTTCCGGGTTAACCTCTCCTGGCTGACCCCCAAGAAGCTCCCTGAACCGATCATAGGCCTTGTGTCTGTCTTGATCTAGAACCACTCTCTTGGTTTGGCCATAGGGTGTTACTCGATGAGCAACGCCACTAGTGACGGTGCCAGATCTCAATGCCCTGGTCGGGTCATAGGTGAAGTGATGGAAATGTATGGTTCCTTCATACTCTTTTCCGTGGGCCGCATGGATTCCAAACAATGGACCGAACTTCACCAGGTGCTGGTATCTAGGGTCTTCCGGTGAATCTCCTACTTGAAAATCAATAGCCGGATGTTTGCCTTTTTTTCTTGTCCCTTCAGGAGCATGGCCACCGCCTACCTCTGGAGCGTGCTTGTTAAACCCAGATTTAGGATGCTTCAAGGGCTGACCCGCTTCTCTGGCTTTGTAGTTCTCGAACTCTCTCTGGAGCTCTGCAAATTCCTCTGGAGTTCTTGTTCCAGACAAGTCGCCAGTAGGCATAATTATAACCTTCCCACCTGTAGCATTCGCTATGTGGGACTGGAGACCTGCAACAGCGTTGCCCATATCAGGAGGTAACCGAACCTCGCTCCCCTCTGCGGTCGGGAGATAAACATACTCACCCGGAATGCTGAGCTTCTCGCCCTCTCGCTTCTTTGGACGGAACTTATCCAAGATCTGGATTTCCTTGGTTGGGACAATCGGAAGAGCTGCCCCTGGAACCCTTGATCTCAGGCTCAGATCTGTACCCTGGATTGGCTCTAGCTGGAGCTTCTGAGCTACTGGTTGACCAAGAGCGGCCTCAATTGCAGCCATTGTTTCATTGGGATAACCCTCGAGAGTCATGCCGGTGAATACAGGACCACCCGCTTGCAGGGACTTGCGATGCTCCTGCACGAGAGACTCCATCAACCAAGGGCTTTCGAGACCAAATCCCCGAGAGAATGTTTCTCGGAACTGATTCTTTGTCTCATTGTTGGCAATGCTCCACATGTTCAATGCATGGATTCGACCTGAACGCTCCAGGTTGGCCAGCTTTGCGAGAACAATATTGATTGGCTGCTTCTCCGGGTTAGGGCCAAGCTCAAACCACCACTCTTGCTCTTGCTTGGAAAGGTTACCGGTATCCTTTGACCGCGCAATCGATTGGGCAAACGAGACAAACTTGGTGTTGAAGGCTGTCCACACTGCTTGGGCGGCACTATCCGGACCAACGCGACCGAGTGCCCCTGCAACATCAGTTCGAATAAATTGCTGTATGCCATTCGGCACCTTTCCACCGTGGTGCTTCAGGAACGCCTTAATCTCTTTCTGTATATCCTGAATACTGTTCAGATAATCGCCAGAGGCTCTGAGTGCATTTTTCTCTGGTGTTGTCATCTTCCAGTTGCCAGGAGTTTCAGCGTCTTTATTCTTCTTTGCAACAGCTGCGGCAGCATTCAGGGAGTTGAGTCGCTGCATCTGATTAACAGTCATCCTGTTGGCAGCGGCACCTTGGCGATTTAATCGATCAACTTCAACCTTGGCTGTATCCAGTGCACGTTGCTTCTGCGACGCTGCGAGTTGCATCTGTGCTTCGAGCTTCTTCTTGCCGGTATGTACTTCCAATGCAGCCAGCACTCGGGCCTTGGACACATCAGAACTTTGAACCTCTCTCTTCATTTGCTTGAAGTAGAGCTCAGCATTTTCAAACTGGATCTCTCTGTACTTCACGAGGCCATCATGTTCGTTTCCAAGTGCCGTGATCAGAGTATTTAAGAGCTCTCCGTATTGGCCTTCTTTTCTTGCCTGGGCTTTCTGGGCATCGAGGTCGGCATCCATTGCCTTCATCAGCATGCCAGCCATGAAGATTGGAACCTGGCCCTTGGTTGCCATGTTCAGCCCAACATTGCCTGCGATTGCCGCAATGGATGCGATTGTGGTGGCAAAGCCTGACCACTGGAAGCTGTCTTCCCATTCTCCAGTCTGCTCGTTCTTTTCCTTCTTGAACCAATCAAACATGCGAAATGCGCTGATTGGATCTTCATTCTCATATCTGTCTCGAGCAGACTTAACCCAGGCATCAACAGAGGCAGTTGCCTCTTTGCTTCTCTTGTAGTTGTCTCGGAAGTCATCGCTCAGATCCATCGAGATCTGACTCTTGAGAATCTCCTCATTCTCCGTAAGGGCATCGAGCGCAAACTTCTCACCCTGAGCTGCCTGAATGATTTGGGCGTCTTGATCTTCTAGCTTTACCTTCTCGGCTTGAAGATCCTCAATGCTCTTTCCGATAATGCTAATGTCTGAACCTACGCCATAAACACTCCGGTAGGTCTTCTCTATGTCCCCAGGCGTTGGCCCCAAGGGGAGGCCAAGCATTCGCTGGATCTCTCGTTCATACACATCCTGCTCATCAAGGGCCCTGGCCTTGGTCCCCGCTATAGCATCAGCAGTTGCTCTCTCTCCGGAACTGGCTTGATATTCAGCACCGCGCTCCTTGAGCCATTCTTGAGGTACAACCTGTTCACCGGGAGCTTCAGTCCCAGCAACACTCATCAGCGCAGAAGGATCTTCACGTCCGGGGTAACTCTTACCAGTCTGCCGCTCTTTGATGGCAGCAATCGATGCAGCATCAGCAGAAGCGTCAGCATCAATCTGAGCAAGTAGTTGCCTGATAACATCCGGATCTTCACCAGACATCGATCTCTGACGTCGATGGGCAAGCCTCCGGTCTCGTCTAGCTTGAGGCCACGCTGCTGGGCCAAGCTCAAAAGGCGGGTAATGCGGCTCAGTTTTTCCACCCTTGATTTCTTTTCCCTCGGAATCAGTAATAGGGAATCTTGGCTTGCCTAGAAAAGACTCTCCGTAACCAGAGAAAATATCATCTATGAAAGATGTCTTGTCGGTATCTTCTGGATCTTCTGGCATCATCTACTCCTAAACGAAAAGGTACCTAGAGACGCCACCATACTGGGCAGGGTCCTGGATCGCACTTGGCCTCATGGCTGGCTTCATTTTCTTCCCACCTAGGCCGGTAATGTCCTGGAACTCATCCATCCCCTTCCCTGCGGCCTTGGACCCAAGCATAGCAAGAACTGGCGCTGCTATGGGTGCCGCCGGTCCCATCATTGCACCTAGGGCAGCACCACCGTAGCCACCAAGTGCCTGGGCACCCACATCGGCAACGGTTTCTATTGGACCCTGACCGCTGGCTAAGGATTGGCCTGCATGAATAGCGGCGCCTACAATTGGCACATCTCCCGAGGCATCTCCCATAGTATCAAGAGCGCTTGATGCCATTTCCTGCGCACCGTCCATTACAGCAGGATCACCGACAGTCTGAGAGGCTTGCTTCAAGAGCCCTGCCGTATGGTCAGCCGCTACAGCCTTTACGCCAGCTTCAGCATCTTCTGGATTGAAGTAATCGAACATCTTATTTGCGCCAAATTCCAGGGCCTTTGTTGCCCCATACATGGCAGCTTGCTGGGCAACAGCTTCGCGCTCCTTGTTTGTCTTTGCATTCACAAAGCCCATTCCAAGGTTTGCACCAACATTTAAATATTCAGCCATAGACTCTTTGTCTCTGGTCCGCTGCTCTCGCTTCTTTCTCATCATTTCCGCAAGAGTTTCCTTGGATTGGCGAAGAGCCGGAGCCGGATTCATCGCTCGCTCTTCAAAGAACTGATTCATCCGGTTCCCAGCGGGCAAACTTCTCATAGAGCGGCTTGTCTCCCCCATCATCACAGGCGAACGAACTGGTGGCGCCATGCTTTTCTTCGGCACAGGGGTCATGGACGGACGCATCATAGAGCGGCTTGTTGGTTCTCCTACTCTGACAGTTGGTACAACGGACGAACGAACCTGTGGGGCCATGCTCGACAGCACCCTTTTTCCCATTCCAAGGGGACTACCGCGAAAGTGTCTATTTCGGTCCCCAAAATACTGGTCCTTACCAAAGTCAGGACTCCCCCATATACCAGTTGGGATAGGCTTTTTTTCTTCTTCATCATCATCCCAAAATGCCATCACTCACCTCTTAGCCGTACCAGTCTTCGTCAGATTGAAATTAATCGGGATGCCCACTCCCGCCGCTACCAGGCTGAGCACCACCGCCAGAGGTGCCACCGCCACCACCACCGGCACCTTCGTTGGCGCTGCCTCCCTCTCCGCCCCACTCGCCCCCCGAAGAACCGGACGGTTGATCGTAGTAGCCGGGAGGGGTGAAGCTGTATTCGTAAATCATCTTGTCTGGATTCCAGGTTCTCCATACTTCAATCTGCTGACCTGCAAAGTCCTGAACCCCTAGGCTCTGAGGGACGCCAGGTTGACCTGGCTGCATCTCCCATGACTGGGTTTCATGGTTCCAGACCATCTCATCCATGCCGGAAGTTCCCCCGGTTGTTGTCTGAGTAAAGATGCCTTGAGGGTCATCAGTATAGTCTGAAAGTATCTGAGTCTGTGGCAGATCATATCCTCCTGGAGTTGGGGCACCAAAGAGCATGTTGAGAATAGGCGCAATCTCGGCAACAGATTCAACGCCACCCTCAAGGAAGTCTTTCTGCTCGTAAGCTTGCTTGAGAACCTCCGTCCCTGCGCCCATTTTTCCAGCCCAGTATTCTTTCTCTAGCTGCTTCTTGAGTCGCGCCATCTCTGCATTGACCTGGGCCAAGGCAACGTTTCTATCCACGCCCCTGCCAACAAGAGAGTCTAACATCGTATCCCGTTGTTGCTCGAGCTGCGCATTAATCTGAGCATCTGCCTGAGCCATCTGGTCGACCATTTGGCCTGCCTGGAGTTGTTGCTGTGCAGCTGCCTCCATTGCTGACCGGTCTGCTTCCGACATCTGCTGAGTCATCATGCGCTGCGTTGCGGATGTGGGCATACCCCTTGCGCTAGCTGCTGTTGCAAGTGCTGACTGTATAGCGCGCTCACGCTGCTGCTGGATGACTGGGCTCATCTGGCCTGCTGCAATGTCCGCCATTGTCGACTGGAGCTGAACAGGATCTCTCTGCATCAGGTTCTGCTTGATGAATGGATCTATCCACGTCTGCTCGTATGTCCATGCGTCACTCAAATTCGTTTCTGCTGGCTGTTGCTGCTGATACATCTCGGTATCTCCAGCAACTGCGCCTGTTGGAACATCACTCGGCTCAGGGGCTGGCGGGACTGTCGGATCTGGCTCTGTGGCATCCCCCGTTCCACTAGCCGTCTCAGTGATAGGCTCAAGATCCGTCCTATCCTCCTCATCGATCACTGGATCCGGAGTAGGGCTAGTCGTGGCCCCGGCAGCAGTCGCGAGAAGGTCCTCCTCATCATCGGGATCCAGGTCTATCATGTCATCAGGGAGAGTGAAGTTGCTACCAGTGTTTCCGCCCCAGATATTCCAGTTCATTGGCATCAGGTTTCTCCTATCGTCTTGGTATCGGTAGTTCGGAAGATACCCTTCTTCGTTCCAACCTCAATCGTAATCTGGTCAATGGCAAACCCGTCACCGGTGGAGGCGCTATTGTCTGCATCGTAAATCTCGAACTTCACAGCCTGGCACTTCTGCTTAGATAGATGAGCCCTAAACTGGAGAACGGCATCAGCGGCTTCGCTGGTAGTGAAGGTATATTCGTCTGAGGCGCTATCGTCATAGTCGTAATAGACTTTCACAGTCAGGACATGCTTGTCCCGGCTCTCACCCAGAAGCGCAAAGCGGTAAGCCCTACCAAAGCCCTGAATCTCATTAAATGATATCCAGCCTGTTCTCATCTTGAGAACAATGTAGTTGGCGCCAACCTTGTAGCTAGAATCCTCTTTTAGGATATTATCCTGATTGGTAACAATCTGAATAATGTCATTGAGACATTCCATGCCAACGATTACTTCATCTTCAGACAGGCTGTATGTGTAGTTAGACCAGGTGTTGTAGCGATAATTATAGGCGAGGACTTTGTCTGAAAGCGCAAACCTAATGGTCTCTGTCTTCTGGTGGTGTCGAATAGCTATTACCCTGCTATCACCCACGAGGTCTTCAACCGGTGCCCCAACATACTGAATCCCATCTTGCCCGATACTGAAGATTCCTCGAGTATTCTGGAAGTAAATACCACTATCGCTGTAAAACGTTGTGCTACCTTTTAGGGCACCAATATTGGCACTCACCTGACGCGGCTTATAGAACTCTCCGATGCCGGTCTTTGAAGGACCCTCACCACTGATGACCCATGTAGAGTTCTCTCTGAAGATATAGAGTTCCGCCCCTGAGCTGCAGAGGGCTGTTGGCTTGTCATGGTCAAGACCATCCATCGGAATTTGAAACTCTTCACTGAAGCCGATGCCAATCTTATTTTCATACTCTTTGCTGAACCAAATACGATTATCTTCGGTTATAGCAAAAATTCTGTTTCGATGAGATTCAACATATCGAGAAGCAGGCGGGGCAACATTGGCGAGCTCCCCACCCTCCGTATAAAGGAATGCACCAGTAGCAGCATTCGCATCGGAGAGCTTATCTACGTGAGATATTGTTGGGGTCAGGCTGACGGTCCCCATGGCTAGACTGCTCAGTGTTGCAACCTTGTTGTAAATTGCGCCACCATTTTGAGTTCGATAAACAACAAGCCTAACATTGCCCTTCCCGGTGGCTGATAAGCAATCTGATGTAATCGTAACCCCTGTGTTTGAACTCGTAAGCGTCAAGCTTTCAACGTCTGACGGCTCCGATCTGTGAAGATTTCCATAGGAATCCTCCCACTCCCAAACGGCTTTGTATTTATATACCCCCGTAGAAGTAAGGCTTCCCGCTGCTGTCTCAACAACCTTAATGCTCGGCTTATAAAAGAATCCAGCTTCATGAACCCTGTCACCGCTTGTTGCCTTGATGCAGCCCGGTGCAAAAAACATCTGCCCACCAAGCTGTGTCCTGGGCGTCTCATATGTCGGTTTTACGTTGGTGATTTTAATTAGATGGCAAGAGCTATTTATTGCGGTTGTTACACCGCCAGAGCCATCTGCAAATGTCTGGATATTTGTTGTTCGAGGCAGGGCTGAATAGGAATGCGTACCATCACTAACGAATCTCGTAGAAACGCCATTCACATGAGATCGGATAAGCTCCTGCCGGAAAGTTGATCCAACTACACTCCTATAAAATCCACCAAGGATCCACAGTGGGGTGTCTGCCGAATCAACCCATGCAACTGGGGTATGAAGAAATGTATCATTATCGTCAGTATTTCTATTCTCATGGCACATGAAAAACTGAAGAGAGTCTGATGTCCTCAATGGCCCAAGAGGCATCCATGAATTAAGCCGCATAGGCGCGCTATATGTAACGATGCCTGTACCGTTTGGCGTTATTTGATAGCGGGAAGCTTTTGACTGAAATGTTGCGGAGCTAGTTCCAACTGTTGTGAAATATTCGACCTTAGTTCCGTCCTCAGAGTCACAGAACCCCCCACTCTCGATAGCGGTCAAACCACTACCCACACTGTGGGTGGCTAAGTATTGATCTGTACCCGAGGCAGCTTCTTGCTGTTGTTGAATATAGAGTTCTGTTCCAACTGCAAAGGCGAAATAAAATCGAGCGGTTCCACCCGCGTCTGATCGATAAGCTACAAGTTGGGTCATTGCTCCAGATTGAGCGTAATCCTGAGTTTCTGATAATGTCCCATTGGTATCAAGATAGTATCTAGCTGAATGGCCACCATTGTACTCAGTGAAGACAATATGGACTTTCCTGTAATCAGCGGCTACCGATATCTTATGCTCAACAACATCGAAGCTAGCCTCGGCAGCCGTCTGCCTGTAGGTCGATGAATCTGCAATTACGATGACACTTGTGCCAGTTAGGGTGAAATCAGAATGCTTGAAAATCGTTTTCTTAAGCGTAATATTTCCACTGCCATCAACAGTCTCATAGTAGGCTGCAAAGTTATCATCAGCCGCATCGCTTTGGGCATGGGCTACAACTTTAATCTTCCCCGGATGAACCTTATCGGCCCTGTCGTCGAAAAAGATTACTTTATCCGAATTAACGATTGTGTGAGTAACAGCATCTAAAACAGATACCCGATACTCATAGTTCACATTGTAAGTCGTGTAGTTGAAGTATGCCTGGGTCCAGGCAATGGCGATATAATCGCCACTATGGCTAATTGCGATTGATGCGTTTTGCTGATGGTGGCCATCACCCTTTGTTGCATGAAAAATCTCAGATTCGATAAACTTGCTTCTGCCGGACTGAAGAACAACAGTATCGTTATCTGAGCCAACAAGGGAGATTAGAGAATCGTCCCCCTCTATTACGAGGTTATCCCTGTAGGCATAGCTTCCTGCTGGAACATCAGCCGCAGACCTGCTCCATGTTACAGTTGAGCATCCTTTACGCTTCTCAATCCTACCAGTCTTCTCAAAGACAGCGTTCTCGAGAACCTCCAGTTGGCCGGGCTCCATCACAATATCTGAAGTCTTGGTGTCGGCACCGGCAGCAAATGGAATGCTTACTAGTTTCTTGTCGAGAGCCATCAGAACACCCACAAATCCACAGTGACTGTTCCACCAGCGGTGAGGTAAAGAAACTTCTCTGGATTCTCATTCGAGGATTGAACGTCGTAAACATGCTGAGCTGCATTTTTACCGACTACGATCCATCCCCTAATGGGACGACCGAGCTTGTGTGAGATAATTGATGTTGTTCCGGACACAAGGTCTTGGTCCGTTATCAGTAGCCCATCAATGATTGAGGCATCCATGACAGGAAGCAGGGCATCCTGAAGCCTCTGCTGAACCCTATTGAGATCTGGGTCAGCAGCATGGATTCTCTCGTACCGTCTCAGAGCCATCAGAACATCCAGCGGTAGTATGGCATAACGCCAGCACTCTCATCAGTGATCCCTGTAGGCTCAGAGGCATCTCTGTCCCGAGACGCATCCTCTATTCGAAGAGTTATTCTATCAAGGTCCTGCTGAAGGGGAGTAATGCTTGTCTCCTCCTTCTGTCTCATCTTGATAGCAGCTACCAGAATCGC